GGGGAACATGATTAGATGAATTTTTAACAATAGATTTTACTCCGGTGCCGTAATAATTGCCTACACCAGTGAATCCTACAGTATTTCCAAGAAATACTGCTGCATTGGATATATTTTCAAAAGAACTATTTAAAACTCTAATTGCATAACAAGATGTACCAGTTACTAAAAAAGCATGCCCGCCAGTTCTAAATTCACAGGAATCAAATGTAATTTTTCTTGATGTATCTGTTGAAGTTATTACACTAACTAAATTGGGGTAAAATCCTGCAGATGCGACAGAAGTGAACTTGCTATTTCTGACTTTGACATTGCTTGCACTGTCAATACCAAGCAAGGTGGAGGTTACGCTTGAATTTGAATTGTAAAAATGCAATCCATCAATTTCGATATCGTGTGGATATACCGCAGAACTTGTACCTATATTAGCATCAGTTTGGAACAAGCTATCACATGTTTCGGCTATACTTTGATTGGCATTTGTTTGTTGTATTGTCACACTTCCTATACCATCACCAACAAGTTTGGCAAAAGGCGGTATCAAAATAGCACTGGTTATTAGATACGTACCACCTGGAAAATAAATTGCTCTTCTTGCTCTCGGTTCCGTTGGACTAACTGTGGATTTGTAGATTTGTTGGATAGCTCTATTAATTGCAGCAGTGTCGTTTGTGACTCCGTCGCCTACTGCACCAAAATCTCTGACGTTAACAAAATCGTCTAATTTGTCCTGTAATGTTCTAACCACAGGACTAATTGCACTTGCTCCGGTCTGAGCAATATAACCTGCAGCATTACCAAAAAAAGTATAATTAGCAAGACTAACTTCGCTGGTTATTGCAGCAATATCATGTTCGGTTAAAATACGTGTTACCCCAACAGTCGGGGCACCTTCTTCTATTGTGCCATTACCAATATAAAGTTTTCTAGTATCTAAACTCCAACCTAACTCAGCCGAGCTCAATTGTGGCAAATCTTGCTCTAATCCACGTCGATGTTGAATTCTGGAAATTTGTGTAACGGCCATGCTAAATCCTCAATTATTGTGTATTTAGCTTGAGAGATAGTACAGCTCTACTCTACGCATCCATTGATCCGTCCAGTAGGCAAAATCTTGGGGTTCTAGCACAAATTCCTGATATACTGGATCCGAGTTGTCGTCAGCAGGTTTTGCACACATAAGGATAACACCCGTTTGGATCTCTGTTCCATATGTGTCATTGTGAGCCGCCCCCCTTCCATAGCCCGACACAATCAGTAGTGCCTGCATATAGCCCAGAATAATATAAAGGTACCTCGCAACCCCAGTATTCATCGACATTCGTCAATCCTTCCAGTATAACTTGTGCGGCCATAAACCAGCTGGGCTGTGCAAATGGATTAGTAGGGAAATCGCCAATATCGCCAAGCTTAACGTAGCGTTCTAGATAAGTGTGCATTCTGGTGCCGCGATTGGCGGCTTCTGTGGTAATCTGTTGTGCCCTTTCGTGCCCTACACGATTCTTCCATTCCTGTAGTTTTTGTTGGGCTTCTAAAGGCTTGGTGCGATCAAGTATGGTTGTAACACTAGGTACTCTGCTTCCATCAGGTAGTGCATAATGGCGTTTGCCCTCTATGCTTTCTCTGGCTAGAGGAGTATAATCAAATTTTTGTACAATCATTTAGATTCGAAAACTTTCTCCGCAACCGCAACGGTCACGTTCTTTTTCATTGATAAAATCAAATCCTTCATTGAGTCCTTGACGTTTCCAGTCCATGGTCATACCATCGATGTACGGCAAATCTCGGCCGTTGACATAAATTTTAATGCCGTTACTTTCGTAGACTATCCAATCTCGTGTTATAGGAGGAGTGTCTACATACTCTAATTTATATGCAAGTCCGCTGCATCCTGTGGTCCGAACGCCTATCATGATGCCTTTACCTCGGCCTCGCTTGGACAACTGTTGCTGTACTTTTTTAGCTGCTAATTCAGTAAGATTTATCATCAATAATATTGATCCACTAATGTTACAATTTTTTCAGACAGTTGTGATTGTCTTATACACATAAATACTTCTTTTTTTAAGGAATCATTAGTTATATTACTAAGTAAAATTTTTTGAAATTCTTTAGTATCTAACCAATCTTGTATGTGTTCCGACATACTATCCCCGGGTATCATTTTTGATTCCCCACTGAAATTAATTGTATAATAAAATTTATCTAACATTGTCCAATTGTTGTATAAATTTTCTTCTATCATTTTACAGTTTTCACTGGCTAATAGCATATCGATTAATTTTTCTGTATCAAATCCTTGGTAATTGTCAAACAGCGTTCTCAAAGACATTATACACAAATACAAATGAGAAAGTACAGTCATCTTGACAAAATCTCGTTGAGTAAAACTCACACATGATGCAGGAAATTTTCCTCTATAAAAACTGTATCCTTCTTTGCGTGTGGTAAATCTTTCGCTAGTGGAATAAGTGAATTGAAATTTTTGTTGATAATTTTTGTCTAGTGCAGCCGGACTGGTAGGTAAAAGTTCATTGATAAAAATGTATGCATAAACTCTTTCTTTGGTAACTTCTTTTAGAGTTTCTCTCCAACCAAGAACAGTTTGACCCGGTAATCCTTGTATCAACTGTAATTTCATTATATATTCAGGGTAATGCAAGCGCATTTCGTGGATCATTTGTTTATGCACTTCCCAAGTTACATCTGGTCGATCAATATTATTTAAAATACTCTCATTGATATCTTGAACAGCTAAAACCATTCCGTATTTATTGACCAGCTTTCCTTGTGCCATTAAATGCATTATTTTTAAGTTATTTTCTTTGCGTAGCTTACTTAGATTTCCTTCAACTTGAAATCCGGCATTTTCTTCAATGTTTTTCTTGGCCATGTAGGCTATCATATCAATGTCTTCGGGGAATTGTCCTATATTGGCGTCTGACAGATAAATTGTTTTAATGTTTAATTCGTGAAATAAATCAATATCATCATGGAAACTGTTTTTACGCCTAGATACTTTATTACTAAGTCCGCTATTCCAATCGCAGAATGTACATGAGTACGGACAGCCTCTAGTGAGGTCAAACGGAACAGCAACATCGTATCCTTTATTTTGTAACTCTTTCACTGAGTGACTAAACACTTCTTTATTATGCAAGTAAGGACTAACAGAAGTTAACGGAACATATTCAAATTTTGAAATTACTGTTTTATTTTTTTCTTTGTCGTAAAAAGCTATATTTGATGTATTAAAGGAAATAATTTTTTTGTTACCAAGTTGGCTTACAAGTAAATCTGCAAATGCTTTTTCTCCGGGTCCGTATATAGCATAATCAATATAAGGATGTTTTTGAAAAAAATTGTCATCAACATGAACAGAAATACTAGGTCCACCACTAATTACCTTGGCACAAATTTTATCTTTGATTCTTGATAATTGCGGCATTAGTAAAAATTCATTATTCCATATATAATGACTTGTACATAGTAAATCTATTTTTTCTCTATTACATATAGAAATCAGCTCATCATCATTGATGTAAGCCTGTATAGGTGTAATCCAATTTACCTTGTTCGCTAGCTCTGGAAAGTGAACATCAAAATAGGTTTTCAAAAAAAAGGATGAAGTTCCTAAATAAAATCTTTTTGTTTTAGTAGCATCTAACAGATTGGCGTGATAAAATAATACATTAAGCATTTTTATTTTTATAATCGTTTAATGCTGCTTTTATTGCATCTTCGGCTAGTATTGAACAATGTATTTTAACCGGCGGTAATGCCAGTTCTTCGGCAATTTGTGTATTCTTAATTTGCTCAGCTTCTTCGAGAGTTTTGCCTTTGACCCACTCAGATATCAACGACGAACTCGCAATCGCTGAACCGCAGCCATAAGTTTTAAACTTCGCATCTGTTATCATTCCTTGCTCTACTTTTATTTGAAGCTGAAGTACATCGCCGCAGGCTGGAGCTCCTACTAGTCCTGTACCTACTTGAGGATCATTTTTATCCAGTTTTCCAACATTACGTGGATTTTCGTAGTGATCCACTACCTGTGCCGAATAAGACATAAGTATTTCTCCTTGAAGTAATTATAGATTAATTAAGATCTTTTTGCAAGTGCCGATTTGGCCATTGAATCTACAGTGCGTTCTGGTGCGGTTTGTGGGATTTTCTGTCCAATTTCTGCGGGCATATCTGTATCATCTTGAAATGGTTGGAGGTAAACATATTTTACGCCACTTGAATCATCCTTGATATCTTTTATTAAATTTTTTATATCCGGATTTCCTTTGTAAGCGTCTAATAGATTTTCTAGATTAAATTGAGTTTCGCCTGTTCCTTGCACTAAGTTAATTAAACTATCAACTCTTATTCTTGGTTGGATGTGAGTATCGTGTGCTCTGTTGCGTAGAAACTCCAGCGTGGTCATCAAGTTTGCATCACCACGCCCATCAGCTTCGTCTTCAAGAACTTCGTCAAGATACCGATCTACAGCTTGATTCTCAACGATTACTTCTGCAACACGCATTAACGCTTCTCTCTACCTACTGCATTAGGACCGGCAGCTGCATCTGTAGCTGCAAAGCTGTCTGTATCCATGTCACTGGTCATATCAGCTGGTGGCATCGGTCCTGGCATACCACCTGGTGCCATAGCAGGAGCACCGCTCATACCCATTGGAGCTGCAACTTGTTCGCCTGCTAATGCACGAGCTGCATCGTCGGCAGTGCCTCTGGCCGCGCTTAATTGTTGAGTCATATTGGCTAAAAGTGGCTCTACTGAACCTTTAAATGTTTCAGCTTGCTCCATACCAATTTGGTCACGGATAGTGTCTAGTAAAGCAGGCATCTGTTCGTTTTGCATTTTGCTTACTTCTTCTAGCATGTCTTGAATACTATCAACCATGTCCTTGGCAGCTAAAATAGCTTGGCTCTTGCCCATTTCGCTTTCCATGACTAATTGTTGTCTATTTTCAACCATCCAGTGATGTAGGCCTTCACGAACCATTAGCAGTTCCATATACTTAGGATTTTTTTCTGCTACATGAACTCCATGACTGTGCTTGATTTTTTCAAGATTTTCAGTTAAACCTTGAGCTAGCACATAAGCTTTAGGAAAGTTTAAGTTGTCATAATCGATCTTGACGCCAAAGCGGCTTTCCATTACTTTGTTGATTTTTTTTGCGGAAGGCTTAACGCCCATTTCATTTAATCTCATAGTGGTGTGTTCCCAAATTTTAAGTATTTAGCCAAAATTAAAGTTTTTTTCAAAATGTTTGAAACAGATCGGCGCTGCATTCGTGCATCAGCACATCTATTTAAGGCAGTTTCCACTTTGAACTTGTTTTTAGTGTGCCTAATAGTGTGCTCATAAAAATCTATATCTCTATCGAATTTTCCCAGCTGTCTGTCTAGTTCTAGTAGTTCTGCTGCTGCATTATAATTTTTCATGGCTTTTAGGCAGTATAGTATAGCATTAATTTTGGATGTAAAATTATGTATAACTTTCCCATCTTGCTGTTCAACTGCCCAACAGCTAGAGTGCCTACCTTTAATATGGTATGGACCCACTAAAAACCCGTAGCTACCAACAGGTATAACTACGGGTTCATTGACATATGTTCTAAGTTGTTTATTTGTCCATTCTTTTATGTATTTTATGCCTACTGTTGCAAATGTCGCTTGTGCCTGACTAAACTCCAATTTTTTGTTTGTAGTAGATTTTGCCATCTTCGTTTTTTCTAAATAAAACATCCTTGATTACTAAATGATTTGCAACGGTTAATTGTCTAGGTGATAAATCTTCTCTAGCTATTTTCTCTGTGCCTTCAAATTTCCCTAATACATCAGCTTCTTCGTTAGTGATTGATAATCTTATTTTATTTACAAGTTCTACTATCTTCATTTTTATTTTAGAATAAGTTGTACCATGACCATAATTAAGCCAGTAAGCATTGCTACGCCAAATGCTGTACCTACAGTAACCAACTGCCCGCTACTTTTACTTGTAGCCTCAGCTGCCGATTCTGATATTTTCGTACGTATGATTACAATATGTTCTTCCATTGTGTGCATACGTTCTTCTAATCTATCTAATTTATCTTCCAAAGCCTTATATCTTTCAGCACATAAATCCACATGCGCTTCAAGGCTTGCTCTTTCACTTGCTGCCATTTTATCATTCCAATTGGGTTAGAGGGTTCTGTACTGTTGCCTAGATTGTGTGCCATGAACGAGGTGCCTTAATGATGCCTGTGTTTAAACAGTATTTAAGTTAATTCTACCTTTTATAAAATATATGTTTTTTATTGCGCCAAAAGGATAAAATATTGGTAACATAAATCTAGCTGTTTCTTGTAAACCACATATAATAGGAACTCTACTAAATGCTTCATCTAATGCACCTACTTGATCCCCATCCTTTAGAAACACATCTTCATATTCTACACCAAAACTAAAAATCCAACAGCGTTGATTACCAAAATATATATCTGGGAAGTATGATGTTTCATCTACTTCTAAATCTCTCACATATGGGCCATCAATGTATTGCGGCTGAGCTTTAATACCTATGCATTGCAGCACAGTTTCCCAATTGCGTTGTTGATTTCTTTTGAGTTTGTTTTCGTTGATATGCCTTATTACGCCTGTTGCGGTTATATCAACTAGTGTTACGCCGGTGTAAAAATACATACAGATATTTATAGAATAAAAAAGGCAGAATTATGTCTGCCTTTGTTTTTTTTGTTTTATTAGTTATTAACTAACAACAAAACTTGTACCATCTGTGACTGTTGCACTGCCTAGGTTCACAGAACCTTTTTTAGTTCCAATTGCCTGGATTGCAGTTTGTAATACGCTTGCAGCTGGTGCATTCACACCGTCGCAGCATAGACTAATTTTT